CGAGGATACCGCCGGAATTCAACACCTCATCCAGCTGTTCGAGCGTCGAGCGGGTCATCTTGAGCTCAAGCGTCGCCACCGTACCAATCATGATGGCATCGACTGCGGCCTCGCCATAGCGCTCCTCTTGGATGTCCTGAACCTTGGTCTCGCCCTTATAAGTCGTCGCTCCCAAGAACGGCCCAAGGGTGAGAGCCCAAGACTCCCCATAGCCCCATACGATTTCGCATGGGCCCATGTCCTTGATTGGAAGACTTGGCATTTTTGCCTCCTATAAATGATATATTCTGGTTAGGGTCCGCTGGGCCCAGCCCCGCATGACGCCTGTGCCATTCTGAAGATAAAATTGACCGAGAACTCGAAGCGGCCGTCAACGTCCTGACCGATATATTGAGGGATCGCGAGGGCATCGATTGTCCACGCAATATAATCATTGCCGCTCCCCGATAGGATCGGAATATTCCATCCGGCCGCCCAACCCTTAGTGAGTTCCGTGTACACGATCCACGCATCGTCCCGAGCTTCGAAATAGGTCTTTGCGCGGCTCAGGGCTTGGATGAGGAAGTCGGCGCGGTCCGGGAGTTCAGGAACCGTTCCCCCGCCGCCTGATTCCGCTATAAGGACGCATCTATCCGGCGCGGTAGCCAGGCGGTGTCCGGCCTGAAGTGTCGTGCCGATGGTAAATCCCGTCTGACCCGCGATGAACGTTACGATTTCCTGGAACATCATGTCATCCCCCGAGTAGCGCCCTCAATTGTTCGCCGACTTTATCTAGATATTTCTTGGAATTCCTTTCCATCTTGGATTCAAGATATTTTGGCCCCGGATTCATCACTTTCCCCTTGCGCGTCCAGTTAATCGTTCCGGCTTCAGCCTCATGCCAGCGCGCCGCATATTCGATATTGAAGCCCGCTTCGACGGAAACGTCATCCTTCGTTACAACAACCGCGTTAATCTGGGATGATCCCCGTAGATCTCCTGTCTTATACGGCGCCTGCGGCGCCTCATTTTTAGCGTCCTCAATAAGCAGGTTGGCTGCCTTAACCAACCCCTTCTCAAGTTCTGCTGGCGTGGCTTGATCGACGAGTTTCTTGAACCCCTTCTCGAATTCGGTCATATCTATAGTCATTCCCATGTCGGCATCCACTAAGCGAGATAGACTTCATAATGCGGACGGCTGAAAGCCTTCGGTTCATGGATGGCTATAATGGACCGTTCTCGGCCATCGACAATAAGCCTGTCCGCGTGCACGAGTGCGCGCCCGAGCGCGTTGTCGGTTTTCCGCATGTGAAGGTAGACATGGATCGGGGAGACGATCTCTTCTCCCGCAAGATTGCGGATAAGGTTTGTCTTCCATTCGACATATCCTCGTGTCGCAACATTCGTTGTGGCAAGAGGTTCGCCCCATTGGTCGTTTCCGTTCGCCTTAACGACGGTCACATGGTCGACTAGATATGCTGAAATCATCGTTCACGCTCCCTAGTGCGGATATTCAACTTCAGAACTCGGACTGATGGAGTGTTGACAATTCGGATGCCACGGAGGATCTTCATCTAAGAACGGATAATTTGGATCATTCCCTGATAATGAATAAATCCTTTGCTTCTCATATTCCAAACATTCTTTGCAATCCGTCCCGTTCTGTGAAACCTCAACAAGATCATTCTCATAGATGGCGCATTGGTCGCGTGTCGCTTGGGTCTGCGCTTCCCTATACGTCGTCCTTGAGACCATCTCGGCATAACTACGAAGGTTATATTGGCGCACCACCCCATCCTTGCACATAATCTTGATAAAATTCTCGTCGCTGACTAACTGACGCAAGCGATCCATGATCGCTTTTTTCAAAGCACCCCTAGAAAGTTCCAATCTCACAGCCTCGGCGGAGAGTGCTGCAATCTCACCCTCCACGTCATCGTAATCGAACTCCTGCACGGTCCCGATGATGCTCTTGGTCGCACCCGTGCCCATGAGCGCCGCAGAGACGAATTGCTCGACCGTCCGCATGATCGAACCCGTCGCCTTGAGGAGCGCGGTGTCGGCGGTTGCCTCGACCACTTGCGGGCCTGAGCGTGCGGGAGGCTTACCCCTGGGGATACGCCTGCCCAGCTTCCAAAGGATGTCCTTCGTTTTCGCCGCCGACTTGTCGTATGCCGCCTTCGTCGTCTGCCGAGTCCAGCGCCCCGATACGCCGTTTAGGTAGGTAACAATGCGCCGGGCTTTGCGCTTGATCTCCTCGGCCTTTGCGCCATCGAAAGTTGAGAGGTCTATCGATAGCAGGAGCGTCCGCAGTTCATGGCCTGCCGCCCCGTAAATGCGCTGAAGGTCCGTGAACTTCATGCCGACGCCTTAGAAATTGCTCACCTTGGTTTTCACGGATTCCTCTTCGTCGCGGCTCAGGTTTGCCGTGCCGATAAACGAGGTGTTGACAAGCCAGGGGGTAAGTATTGCCGCGACGAATGGCGGGACGGGAAGCGTCTGTAACATGGCCTCGGAATACTTTTCCTTAACGATCCCGGCTTCAATGACTCCCTGGGCCTGGATGCCCTTGCGGGAGTCCTCGTCGGCGAGGTGAACGAGAAGATAATACCCCATTTCGACCTGGGCCAGTTTCAAGCGTTCAAGTTCAGCTGCTGTCGGTGCAACGGGAATTGAATAATGCGGATCGAAACGGATTCGATCATAGGCGTTATAGAGAGCCTTCTCCTTGATGTGATCATTGACATCATCCCAGGCTTGCTGTTCCAGGCGCGATAGATAATAAAGGGCTATCCCTTCGGGAACATCGGTCAGCCATCCTATTGCCATCGTAATGCTCCTTTATTCAAGGGAATAATCCGGATAAACCTCGAAGGAGGAAGAATCGCCATGACCATGCCACATCAGCGAACCTACGAATTGCAGATAGGGTTGGATGATCCAGCGACCCGGCATATCGAGATCTCCGGACTGAATCTCGTAGGTCAAGAGTTCTAATGCGAAGGGTGCCACGGATTCCGGAGCAATCGTTGCGGGCCAGATGACTTCCGTCCCATCGGGTTTTTGGACATGGAATTCTTGGTCCGTGACAGTAGACAGATCTTCATTCATGTCGATTTCGATTAGAGTCCCGACATCAAAAACGTGTCTTTTACCGTCAGGCATGATTACCCCCTAATCCCCGAGTTAATTTTAATTGTCTTTTCAGCACGAGAGGAAGACTTGAAATCCTTGGCAATCCCAGACATTCCGGCGGTTCTCTGCGTCGTTTGGGAACTTAGTGTAATCTTCACCCAATCGGGCATCATACATCGGAGCGAACCTTTGCCCGAGATCACTGCTGAACCAGCGGCGGTCTTTTGCCCCATTGAGGTTAATGCTCCGGTCTTCGAGATTGAGGCGGTAAATGCAACAGCCTTTGCTCCGGAGGCGGTCAAAATCCCATTGCCGGAGATCGCCGTAGAATCCTTGCCGCCTTTTATTCCCGCGGACGATAGTGAGCCGCTACCGGACATGGCCGCAGTCCCGGAATGATATTCGCCTCCGCCTGCTTCTCCGATTGCCGTGAGCGCTCCGCCTCCGGATATTACGACTCCGGCCTGAGCGACTTTCCTCCCTTCTGCGACTTGAACGCCATTCGCGGATATCGGCCCCGCCGCCCCCGCGACAGCCTTGAGGCCAACGGCTACAAGTGAGCCATTGCCCGAAATAGAAGCAGTACCATAATGGAATTCAACCGCCGTGCCGGAAGCAGCAAGAATACCTTTGCCCGAAATAACTGCAATGCCGGAGTGAAATTCAACTGCCGTTCCTATCGCAACGAGAGAGCCGTTGGCGTGTATGGCTCCCGGGCCAGACCCCCCCCCCTTAAGGCCGATTCCGATAAGCGATCCTGTACCGGAGATAGACGCTGAAGTAGAAGTTGCCTTTGCGCCCGACGCCACGAGGCTTCCCGCTCCCGGGATCGACGCCGCCCCGGAGTGTTCTTCGGGGGCGCCTGCTGCCTCGCCCGTTGCGGTAAGTGAGCCGCTACCGGACATGGCCGCCGCAGAAAGAGCGGCCTTTTGTCCTGTCGCGACTTGAAGGCCATTGCCAGACAGTGAAGCAAGGCCCATCATCGCGGCTATGCCAACGGCAACCAATATTCCCTTGCCAGATGTTATGGCAGAACCCTGTCCGCCTTTTTGGATACCTCCGGTCGTTGACCCATTCCCCGAAGCTATGGCAGATCCCTGCCCATTCTTTTGGACCACCGGCGCTATGGTTCCATTCCCGTGGATAAGGGCAGCGCCGGAGTGTTCTTCCGGGGCAGGTTGTGGCGCTAATGCTACCGCGTGCCCGCTACTAACAGCAGACGTGAAGGTGCTCAGCGAATGTGCGTCGATGGCATCCGTTCCCGACTTTATTCCGCTGAAACAGGCCAACGCACAATATGTGCTGTAGGCGACGGCATATCCAATGGTGATGGTACAGGCTGGGTCGGCCCCGGAGCACGCGGTCGCCACACCGCCCAAGGCATTACTTCCGATAATTAAAACTAGGCAACCCGTTGTGACTGTCGGGGTGGGAACGGCTATCGAGGTCCCGGCCGAGTTAATCTGCTGGTTTGCTACGTCAATCGGGGCGGACGTAGAGACGCCCGTCAGGGCCATCATCTCTCCCCGGTTTCGCCCCGATGTGCCGAGAGTAAAAGTGAAGGTCGTGGCATCAACATCGGCCTGAACTGCAACTTTCCGGAATAGTGCCGATCGGGAACTTGCCGTATCGGACTGCGCCCCGATGATCGTCCAGTCGGCTGGCGGTGTGATAGTGCCGGACGTGGCCTTATTGACGACATGCGCCAGCATGAAGTCGCCGAGGGCAAGACCCGAAGGCTTAGTAATTATACAGTTTGCAGAATTCGCCCCAGGACTAGCCCCGACAGACCGAAGTCCAATAGCCAAGTAAACTCCTTATGCGTTCAGATCCAAATCCATGTCGGTCAGGGTATAGGTTCCCTGCGCCCCGAATGTTTCAGAGGTCACGAGTGCCGAACCGTAGAAAGTGCCAGCGGTGACGGCAGACCAAAGTCCGATATACAGAACCGTTCTTCCGGCCGGTACATCAAAAACCGGCACATTGGAGTCATCCATCGTCCCCGATCCTGCCGCGTTCCAGGTGATAGCTTTTCTGGCATAGACAGGACTCCCGCCAGAAGTCGAGTGCTCATTTGCGCCGCTATCCCCGGGGTCCGAACTGTGAAGCGACGCAAAAACCGCGAGCGTTCCAAGCGCGTTGAGCATTGCGTTTTTTCCCAAAGAACTGTAAGGCATTTTATCCTCCTAAAATAATTGCGGATCATTCGCGTGCATCGCGCACTCCACCTGTATCTTTTCTTCGGTAATATCGAAATTCTGGCGTCCCCAATGGGCTTGCAGATTTCGTTCACTTTGCAATTCCCGCCGCCCCCTCATCC